GCAATGCAAATGACGGAAAGATTGAGTATGCGGATATCATCCTAAGCATACTGAATAGCAATAATAACTTAATTCGTCAGATTAAGTTCGTGGACGCATTTCCTTCAGCGCTTGGTACAATTGATTTTCACACGCAGAACACAGATGTCGAGTATGTCTCGGCTGACGCAACTTTTACTTATTCCAGTTTTGAGTTTATTAAGTAACTAAAACCTGTTACAGTTTACTACATTATGATTAACCTTGAAGAAGTTCTGGAGATGTGGAAGAAAGATAGTCAGATCGATGATCTGAATCTAGATGAGACCTCAAAGAATGCCGCGAAGCTGCATTCTAAGTACCTTGAGTTCGTCTCTGTCACGAAGCTATTGCTGAAGAAACGCCGCGCAGAACGAGAGTCACTGCGCAAAGACAAATGGCTTTGGTATATGGGTAAGATGCCCAAGCAAGATATGGATGCGCGCGGCTGGCCGTACGACCCATTCAATGGCCTCAAGATTATGAAGTCTGATATTGACTACTATGAAAAGGCTGATCCTGATCTACAGAAGATCGATGCCACAGTAGTTTATCTAGAAACCACACTTGAGGCATTGATTGACATCATGGAAAATTTAAAGTGGCGGCATCAGACGATCAAGAATATGATCGAGTGGAAGAAGTTTACCTCTGGTGTCTGATATCATTAAAGTTAAAAAGAAGAATGAAGTGTTTGTGACCATCGAGGCTGAGCCCTCGGTGTGTTACGAGCTCTCTGATTTCTTCACGTTCTTTGTGCCTGGCTATAAGTTTATGCCAGCATATAAGAACAAGTTTTGGGATGGAAAGATTCGTCTGTTTGACTCGCGCAATCGCACGCTTTACGCCGGCTTAATAGAGTATCTGAATGAATTTGCAGAAGTCCGCGGTTGCACTCTGGAGTATGCAGATGATGACTATTACGGCCGCCCAGATGCTCAGGCATTTCTTGAGCTTGAGCAGATTCAGCAATTTGCAGAGACGCTAAACTTATATGCCCATGGAAAAGCAATTGCGCCGCGCGACTATCAGCTTGAGGCAATTCACCACGCGCTGACGCATTACCGAGCAATGCTGCTAAGCCCGACTGCCTCGGGTAAATCGCTAATCATTTACATTCTGATTCGCTGGTTTTTAGAGGAAAATCCCGCAAAGAAAGCTCTGTTGATTGTTCCGACGACTTCATTGGTTGAGCAGATGTTCACTGACTTTCAAGATTACTCTACATTAGATGAATCCTGGAACAATGAGCAGATGTGTCATCGCATCTATTCTGGTAAAGAAAAGATGGATATTCGGTCTCGTGTGGTCATTAGCACCTGGCAATCGATCTATAAGATGCGCCCAGAATGGTTTGAGCCTTACGGTATGGTAATTGGCGATGAGGCGCACAACTTTAAGGCTAAGTCGCTATCCTCTATCATGGAGAAGCTGCGGGACGCAAAATATCGAATTGGCACTACTGGTACTTTGGATGGAACACAGACGCACAAGTTAGTATTGGAAGGACTATTTGGCCCTGTCAAGCAAGTTACTACCACAAAAGCGCTGATGGATTCTGATGCTCTTGCTCAGCTATCGATTGATGTTCTGTTACTTAAATATGCGGATGAGTATTGCCAGCAGGTTAAAAAGATGGATTATCAGCAAGAGATTGACTTCATTGTGCAGCATACTCCACGGAATAAGTTTATTCGCAATCTTGCTATTGCGCAGACAGGCAATACGCTAATTCTTTATAACTACGTAGAAAAGCACGGAAAGCCTCTTTATGTCGCAATCAACGAGAAGCTAAATGAATTACCGCGGCGCACACGTCAGCTATTCTTTGTATCTGGATCTGTAGAAACAGATGAACGTGAACGCATTCGAGCAATCACAGAAAAAGAGAAAGATGCCATTATCGTGGCATCGATGGGCACGTTCTCTACTGGTATAAATATTCGTAACTTGCACAACATCATCTTTGCATCGCCTTCAAAGTCTCAGATTCGCATTCTGCAATCTATTGGCCGCGGCCTACGCAAATCAGATGACGGTCGGGCCACTAAAGTTTACGATGTTGCAGATGATCTGCACTGGAAGAAATCTCGCAACTATACTTTAGATCACGCAGCAGAACGAATTAAGTTATATGCATCTGAGAAATTTGAGTACAAGATTTTTGAGGTGCCGGTATGACATTCGATAGCCTAGGAGTAATACTAAAGCTAGTATCTGGTGAAACCGTCATCTGCCAAGTACTATCGGACACAGACAAGAATATGATCGTCAAAGATCCATACATCATCAACGTGGTTAGCCAGAAAGTAGATGATGGAATTAGAGCAATGACTTACTATTCTGACTGGTTTATGGGTGCAACATCTCGCATTCATATGATCCGAAAAGACCATGTGATTTCTGCAGCAATACCAGATTCAGCTGTTAAGAAAGATTATGCTTCTCTAATTGATCAGCGTAACCATAAAGAGAGCAATCCTGAGACAAAGAAAAGCGATGCAAAGTTCAATTGGGAAGATCTTAACTATAAGATAGACGATGATGACTCTAGTCGTAACTGATGTCTCCTCGTATATGTTACCCCTCCTCTACTGAACAGTAGATATAAAATACCAGTAAAGCCGCCTCTTGTAAACAGGAATCGCCAAAAAGCTATTACGAAAAATCTGATTTACAGTTGATTATAGCCTGTTAGGATTTGAGTGAGGATTATACCACCTAATGATTACTACACGATAATGGAACCAATTACTGCAACTGCATCAGCTGCGCCTAAGAAGCGCTCGGCCACAAAGAAAGAAGGCGAGCACTATGTAAACAATAAGGAGTTTTCTCAGGCTGTGGTCGATTATGTCCGTGAGGTAAAAAAGGCTCAAGCCAATAGCACGGAGGTTCCGCGTATTCCGGAATATATCGGCCGATGCTTTTTACGGATTGCAGAAGGTCTGTCGCATAAGCCAAACTTTGTGCGCTATACTTACCGTGAAGAAATGGTAATGGACGCTGTGGAGAATTGTGTGAAGGCTTGTCCAAATTATAACGGTGCTGCTGCTACGCGCACCGGATCGCCGAACGCATTTGCGTATTTCACACAGATCTGTTACTTTGCTTTTCTGCGTAGAATCGTCAAAGAAAAGAAGCAACAGGACATCAAGATGCGCTATATCGAGCATGCTGGCATCGAAGACTTTCTATCTAATCCAGATGAACTTGAAGGTTTTGGCCAGCTTGCTGGATATGAGAATGGTTTCATCGATGTTCTAAAGAAGCGCATTGACCGCGTTAAAGTAAAAGACAAGAAGATCAAGGACTTCAAGAAAAAGCAAAAAGAGAATCTAGAATTCTTTTTTGGATCTGAATGAAAATAGCAATTCTGAACGATACACACTGTGGTGCTCGTAATGCATCCGATGTGTTTCTAGATTATTTTGCAAAGTTTTACAGCGAGGTGTTTTTTCCTTATTGCAAGGAACACGGAATCACTCAGATCATTCACCTGGGCGATTACTACGACCATCGCAAGTATGTAAACTTTAAAGCGCTCAATCACAACCGCAAGACATTTCTAGAGCCGATGCGTGACCTAGGAATGAGTATGGACATTATTCCGGGTAACCATGATGTGGCTTACAAGAACACAAATGAGCTTTGCTCGCTAAAGGAGCTGCTGGGGTTCTTTGTAGAGAACGTCAACATCGTAATGGAACCTAGAGTGATGAGCTATGATGGCTGCAATATCGCTTTGCTTCCATGGATCAATCCAGAAAACTACGCAGAGTCGATGAGGTTTGTGGAAACCTGCAATGCATCTATTCTGGGTGGGCATCTTGAGCTTGATGGCTTTGATATGATGCCTGGAGTTCCATCTCATGGAGGTATGGATCCAAAGCTATTCGGTCGATTTGAGCAGGTTTGGTCTGGGCATTATCACACTAACTCAAAGAAAGGAAACGTCCATTATCTGGGCACACAATTCGAGATGACCTGGGCGGACGTAAACGAT